ATGATGATGGTGATGCAACTCAAGAAGCAGACAATTTTTACGCACATATGATTGGGCCGCATACTGGTGGTGCAGACAATTGGACTTCAATTGGTTTAATCAAATCATATGCAGAGACCAGGGGAACTGTAAATGCAGAAACCCCTGATGATGCCAATGTGGACATCACAGACCCATTGTTGAATCTCTTCGACATGAGTTCCGAAGAGCAACTCAATGATATCGCCCAGAACCTTTTGGACGATAACGACAATCCTCCATATAATTATAATCAATATCCCGGTGAAGCAGTTTCTTCATTACAACATGTCGCTCGAATCGGTACAGAAGTCGGCGTAGGTCGTGTTGGACGTGCATCAGGATTCTGTGCACCGTTCGGACTAATCTGTGTAGATCCACATGGAGTTAACACAGCATTCAGAGTTGTAATCAATCTTGCTCAAGGCACGTACCACGGCGTTTATGCGGAGCGTGCTTGAAATGGAGGGAGACCAGAGCACCCTAACCAAACCGCTCGACACCTGTACTGACGTCAGTACCTCCCTCCGCCTTTTCAAATATTTCAAAGAAAATAGAATCGAAATGATGGTTGTTACAATCCTCATTTGGAGTACAGGGCTTTTTACTGAAGCCACAACATATGCACAAGGAGTATGCTGATATGGCACGACGTAAATATACAAAGAAATCTAGTTCGAAGAGAACTACAGAAAAGTTAGGAAAAGCATTCAAGAAAAAGACCTCTGGCGGTAAATTCCGCAAAGGTACAATGATTCAATACAAGTACGTCAATGGACGTCGTGTAGGTGCTGTCAAAGCACGAAAGTGATTCACATGAATCAGTATAAACAAGCATGGATGATTGCTTGCGACATTCTTCCACAAGCAGTTCCTTCAGATTCTAAACCTCAATCTGATTCAAACGGTTTAGATGACTATGTCATTGATTCCGTTCAAGACTATTTTGTAGAAATAGCAGTAATTACAGGCTTATCTTATATGGCCACCAACCAGTTCTCGAACCCACTCTTACGTTCTACTGTTGGATTTGTCGGTTCCTTTGGACTCCGACTATTACCAGTCGTCGGTGTCATCGCAATCGCATATTCAATCTACGATTGGCTTGACGACTGAAGACTTTCTCATAATACCAAACGATGCACAAACTCTGCCATCTTTGGTTAGATATTTTGAGATATAGGAAGCAACTCTTCCTTTAGATCCAATACCTCTCGGGGCGACATAGTTAATTCGACCTAAACCGAGAGGCATAAGAATCTCACAGAACTCTTTCAATTTAGTTTTGTGAATAAATGGTGCTACTGCAACCATGTGAACATGGGCATGATGTTTGAATCCCATCCCACCGATATCCTGATAACTTCGGGTTGTCATTTCGGGAACATACACTCCACCACGAATTCCATTATCGTGGAGAATCTTACGAGCAGCAGGAAGTAACTTCTTCAATGCTGCCAATTCCTCTTTACCATCGTTACTAAAAGTGAATGTGGATGGTAATGCAAACGTAATGAGTTTCGGTCTTCGATAACGATAATCATCTTCACCAAGTGCTTCAGCGACATCATATATCTTGGTGAGTCTGCGTCGCATGCGTTGGAAACGCTTCTTGTTACGCTCACAGTCACGGCATCGTTCAGGATACTTAAGATTGAACGACCTATGTGAATAACGCCATGTCGGGTTTGCTCTTGCAACACGCACGTAGTCTTCTGCACTGTCTTTCGTCGGACGGAAGTGACATTGCTCACAGGTGAAACCCCATTCTTCAGATTCCACAGGAATCAGGCCTCTTTACTTGTTTAGGGGACACAATATTTCCCCAGCACCAACAACCACCTGCTGGGGCGTAACATATCCGACAATAGTTGGATGACATGTTACAAATGCAGAACTCGGTTCGATAACCGCAGTACTCGCATCTCATTCTTCTACCTCTGGTAAAAACAATTTCTTCTGTACATCAGTAGAAATCCAGATAGACAAAATTTCTCCGTCGTTCGTGATTCTAGCATGACCGACGATTTCACCGGGAACTCCGCCGATGCGGATGTTGACGTGATGACTCATGAACAATGACCCCTGTCATTGAATCCACAATTAGGTCTAACACAACGGATTGTGTTACGATCAGTTCCAGATAAACTGGGCATTCTACAAAGAGGACAATAGTCCTCTGGCGTTGGTATATATTCGCTCATTCTTGACGCACCTAGTGTGTCGCATAATGGTAGTTATTATCATTATTACGACAAATAATATTTATTAACCCGATTATGAAAGGGTTATTCATGGCAGGCGCAAATCTTCCCGCAAAAAAGTATACTAAAACATCACCAACGGTTACTCGACTTTCATTTGAGTTCGATGGTGGGTCAACACAATTTATTGACATCGCTATGGCTCTCGGAGCGATTAACCGTAAATTCTACCGTCAAGGTGTTTACTATTATGTGAACAATATAGAAGTTTACAACAACGAAACAGGAGTTGTGGATCTACATACACTTCCTGATAATTGGGTAACAAAAAATGCCCACTCTCGTGGCTTTAGAATATTCCAAAAAATGAACCGTCTTGTAGGGCAACCTCTTACTGCCATCAAGCCAAAGTATCATGATTTCAAAGTTTATCTGAACGATTTACATCGTTCTACTGGAAGTTCTCTTCCAGCACTTCACAACATAAATGGAAACCCGGGGCAGAATCAACTTGTTGATGACTGGGTTTATTCTCAATTTGTATCTGCTGATGATGATGGTGATGCAACTCAAGAAGCAGACAAT